GCTCCTACTCTGCCCCTTGAGCTTTGGAACGTTCGGCCGGATAAGATTAAGCCTGTTACCGATTCTGAAAAGTTCATTGTTGGTTATGTCTACTCTGGTCCCGGTGGGGAAAAGATCCCGCTAGGCCTTAATGAGGTCATGCGCATTAGGCGACCTGACCCGAGTAATCTACTCGGTGGTGTCGGTATCGTCCAGAGCGTCATGGCTGACATTGAGGCCAATAAGATGACCTCTGAGTATCACAGGAACTTTTTCAAGAACTCTGCTGAACCTGGCGGAGTCATTGAATATGAGGAGGAACTTTCTCCTCAGGAATTCCGCGAATGGCAAGAGCGTTGGGCAGAGAGTCATAAGGGTGTTGCGCGTGCGCACCGGGTGGCAATTCTTGAGCGTGGCGCAAAGTGGGTTGACCGCAAGTATACAAACAAGGAAATGCAGTTTGTGGAATTGCGGAATGCCAACCGTGAGGTCATCCGGGAAGCGTTCCGGTTCCCGCTTCCCATGCTCGGGACCACTACGGATGTCAACCGTGCAAACGCTGAGGCAGCAGAGGTAGTCTTTGCGCGTTGGCTCATTAGGCCTAGGCTTGAGCGCATTCGTGCAATGCTCAATACTCAATTCCTTCCCCTGTTTGGTCCAGGAGCCAAAGGACTTGAGTTTGATTTTGAGTCCCCTGTTCCTGATGATCGTGCGGCCGACTCCGCTGAATTGACGGCCAGAGTCAATGCGGCGGTCGCCCTTATGGGTTTGGGTGCCGATCCTGCCGACACCCTAAAAAAGCTTGACCTTCCGGACATCAAATTCAGTGCGCCCGCCCCTGCTCCAGCGCCTCAGGTGCCGGCTGATGACCCTCAGGACCGTGAGCTTGCCGCCCTGTTGCGCGAGTACGGCCCGGTGTTGAACCGGGCGCCTAGGCGTCTCTGGACACCGCGTAGCGCCTCTGAGCAGCCAGGGCTACCCACCCTGGCCGAGGTCCAGGAGGCATGGGCTCAGGCGCTTGCTTCGCTCCTGAGGGCGTGGAGAGAAGTTGATCAGCAGTGGAACGCTGAACTTCTAGATCAAATTCTCTCAGTGGCCTCAGGAGGCGATTTTGAGGCCTTGACGCGCCTCACGGTGCCCTACGGGGACGCTGCGGACATGCTGGCAGAGGCGATGCGAGCGCTGGGCACAACGGCCGCTGATCAGGTGGCGGAGGATGCGGCAGCTCAGGGCGTGGCCATCGCTGCCATCGCGCCGACACTCGGCGCGGTTACTCCTGATGCAAATACCACGGCTGCGTTCCTTGCGCTTGGGCGTGCAATTTCTGCCGGGCGTGAAGCTCAGCGCGTGATGGGTCCGATCTCAACGGCTGATGAAGTGGTTGAGCATGTCAAGGAACATCTGGATTCGCTGACCGGTGCTCAGACGGAATTGAATCTAGGTGGAGCGCTAACACGTGCTCAGCATATCGGACGCTTTGACACGATGCGTGCCGCGCCTCAGGCTGCGTATTACGCTAATGAGGTTCTGGATAAGAATACGTGCAAGAACTGCCGTGAGATTGACGGCAAGTGGCTTGGCAACAATCTAATGGTTGACGTCCCGAAAACATACCCCATGAGTGGATATGTTTTCTGTCTTGGTCGCCAGAGGTGTAGGGGAATGGTGTCCGCTATTTGGCGCCCAGAACAGGCGGGTGAGTGAAGTGGGTAAGCGATTCGGACGTGTCTTTAATCTGGATGATGCGGCGCTAGAGTTTCTTAAGAATCAGCGCAAGTATACTGTCCGGCCGGACGATGATGAGCATGATGGCTGGTATAATATCGTCCAGAAAAATAAGTCTATTGAGATTTACATTTATAGTGAGATTGGCTATTGGGGCGTAACTGCTCAGGACTTCATTAAGGACATGAGCGAGCGAGAGGATTTTGATGAGGTTGTCCTAAGAATCAACTCTCCCGGTGGCGACGTCTTTGACGGCCTCGCAATCCTGAACTATCTTCGTGACCTCAAGGTTCAGATTACCGTCAAGATTGATGCGCTAGCGGCCAGTGCGGCTAGCTTTATCGCCATGGCAGGCGATGAAGTCATCATGATGCCTAATTCCAAGATGATGATTCATCAGGCCAGAGGTTACGGCTACGGCGAGGCGGACGATCTTCGTGCTATGGCCGATCTGCTTGACGACATCACTAGTACGATTGCCGACATTTACACCGATCGCGCGGGTGGCGAAAAGTCCGAATGGCTTGACGCCATGAAAAAGACTACTTGGTATTCGGCTGAGGAAGCGGTTGAGTCTGGCCTTGCCGACTCCGTCGCCGAAGTTGCCAAGAGCGGTAGCTCCAAGACTAAGAATCGCGTTGCTGCCATTGACACGGTTTCCAGAATTGCGGCTATCTGTACCGAGGTAACGTGCCATCCCGTTGTTGACGCTGATACTGACGTGGATGACTTTGAGTGGCCAGAATTTGACTTCCGTGGCGCAATGCAGGGTGCCAAGGATGAATTGGACGATGTTCCGTGGGATGCTGAGCAGTTTCGCAACATCATGAGTGATGTTGCGAACAATGCCCCAGCGATTCCAGAGAAAGAGAGGGCAAAGGAAACGCCTACTGATATTGAACCTGTCATTGATTTTTCAATGATCGACGCAGCAATTCGCGCTGTTTCAACGGAAGGAAAGCGATGAGGCGCAATACTGCCCTTACCGACGGTCAGCGTGAACTGCTGGCTCGGACCGGTGGGCGAGTCTTTAACGATGGCACCATTGAGGATGTTACTGCCATCCCCGATAGCCCTGCAGCTCTTGAGGAGTTGATGAATGACTCTAAGAAGATGCGTCAGGTCTTTGCTAAGGGGCTTATGCCTGATCTGATTAAGGCGTATGCTCGTAACGTCATGCAAAAGGATCAGGAAATTGCTACTCAGGTTAGGGAACAGGTTCAGGCCACCCTTGCTGAGTACCTTAAGGACAATGCCGCTGAGGGTATCGTTCGTCCCGACCTGACTCCTGGAAATACCCCTAGGGATGCCAGGGGTTCCGCTTATAACCCGCGTGCGGCTGGGGCTGCCCTTGACCGGGAATTCCAGAATTCTGCTGAATTCTTCCGGACCATCTGGCACAACACCAATCGTGACGCTGGCACTCAGGCTAAGCTCTCTAAGATCAGGAATGCTTTCGGTTCCTCGATTCCGTCTGAGGGTGGCTTCCTGATTCCTGAGACGCTCCGTTCGGAGCTACTCAGGGTTGCCCTTGAGACGTCTATCGTCCGGCCGCGCGCCCGCGTTATCCCCATGGAGACGCTCCGAGTTCCGTTCCCCGCCATTGACAGCACGAGCAATGCTAGTTCTGTCTACGGTGGGATTGTCTGCTACTGGACTGAGGAAGGTGGCACCCTTAACGCTAGTAACCCGACGTTCGGTCGGATTACGCTGGAGGCTAAGAAACTTACCGCTTACACTGAGGCGCCCAACGAGTTGGTTGCCGACAGTATCGGTTCTTTCCAGGCTTACATTGACACCCTGTTCCCTGAGGCTCTTGGCTTCTATGAGGATTATGCCTTCCTCAAGGGCGATGGTGTGGGCCAGCCTCTCGGCATGCTGGACAATGGCAATACCTCTCTCATTGAGGTTGCCGCCGAGTCCCTCCAGCCTGCCACAACCATTGTTTGGCAGAACATCACCAACATGTTCTCCCGCATGCTGCCCCAGAGCCTTAACAGGGCTGTGTGGTTGGTTGCCCCCAACACCTTCCCTGAGCTTGCTGAGATGGCTCTCTCGGTCGGTACCGGTGGCTCCCCCGTGTGGCTGAACAATGGTGCTGCGGGTCCGCCTGCCACCATCCTTGGTCGCCCGGTCATCATCACCGAAAAGGCTGCCACTCTCGGGACCAAGACCGATATTTCGTTTGTCGATCCTGCGTTCTACCTCATTGGTGACAGGCAGGCTATGTCTGCCACGTCCTCGCCTCACTTCAAGTTCCAGAATGATTCTACTGCGTTCAGGATCATTGAGCGCGTGGATGGCCGTCCGTGGCTGATGTCCGCTATCACGCCCAAGAATGCTAGTTCTGACACTCTGTCTGCGTTCGTGACTCTGGCGACACGCGCGTAATCGGCCGGTGTGGGGCAGGCATTGACACCCCTGCCCCACACTTAATCCGGAAAGGCATTAACACCCCTCGAGGAAAGGCAATATCAAAATGATGGGTTTGGGTAAGGACTACGATATTGGTCTTGCCCTCGCCCCTGTTGACCTGGCCACGGCCGGGGCAACCGGTAAGCGAATCAGCATGCACGATTGTTCTGGCATCGATATCGTGCTTGTCTACGGTGCTGGCACCGATGGGGACGACCCCGTTCCCTCGCTCCAGCAGCATACTGCCTACACGGACGGGACCTCTGCTGACCTTGCGGTGATTGACACCATTTACCGTAAGGCTGAGACGGCCCTTGACAACGATGAGATTTGGGTTGAGACAACTCAGACGGCGGCAGCGATTATGACTGCCGTTGCTGACGATGCCCAGAAGCAAAAGATCTATGTCATTCACGTGGACGCGGGCAGCCTGGCCGATGGCTACACGCACATTTCCGTGAATCAGGCTGATCTTAGCAACAATGCTCAGCTTGCTTGCTTCCTGTACCTCAAGGTTGGTCTCCAGGTGCAGCGCAAGCCATCCAACCTTCCCAACCTGCTGCGTCCCGGCGTGGCTAACGCCTAATTGGAGGGTTGATTATGACTACGATGGTAGATGGCCAGTCTATCCGTAAGGTTACCTTGGGTAACTTTGTTACCGGGAAGCTCCAGACTATTTCCGGTGCGGCAACCCATCAGGTGTTTACCGTTGCGGGTGGTCCTGTCCTCATTACGGCTATGTGGGGTATCACCACTACGGCCATGACAGGGGCAAACTCGGTCAATGTTCAAACTGACCCGACTACCGGTGACACGGTAGTTATCGCTACGGCGACCGACCTTGGTACTACCAACACGGAGGCTGGTACTGTGATCTGTGGTGAGTTTGATCAGGATGGCACGACCAATACCCCGTCTCTCGTCAAGGGTTCTGGCGAGCCTCTGAGGTTCGTTGCTCCCATTGGCGAAATCGAGTCGGTGGCAACTGAGGCCACGGCCGACGGCGCTATTCAGTGGTATTGCACTTTCGTTCCGCTGGACGCTGGAGGCAACGCAACTGTCACCGCATCTGCCTAAGGGCTGAGCGCCTAGCGGGAAGTGCTCGCCTTCCTGCTAGGTTCTGAACCGTTAGGAGGGAACAATGCCAAAGATTACGCGTCATGGAGGCTCGGAGCCTCCTAAGGAAGTCCATGAACATGAGACTGAGACACCCAAGGAAAAGGTGACAGAATGGGATGGGAAAGCCTCCAGTCCATCTACGATGAAGCCCGTCAAATCCGCGAGGAAGACGGCCTCAAAGAGCCGCAAGCCTGTCC